CGTGCTGTGATGACCTTGTATAAGGCAATGAAGTATGAGCAACTTCAAAAGAGCAAACCAGAGTTGAATAAAAAACTTCAGTCTGCCCCTAAGATGATGCGTTCTGGTACTTCAGCCCCTCAAGCTAGGTCTTCACAAGACAAACAGGTTATGCAGAGGTTGCGTGAAACTGGAAAAGTTACTGACGCTGCCAAAGCATTTGAACGATTCTTTTAAATTTTGGAGTATTAAATTATGGCTACCTATCAAACATATACCGCAATCGGTATGCGTGAAGACCTCTCTGACGTTATCTATAACATCAGCCCTACAGACACACCTTTCATGTCTTCTATCGGCAAGACTAAGGCTACTGCTGTTTTGCACGAGTGGCAAACGGACTCACTTTCCGCAAGCGTTTTGACGAACTACGCTGTTGAAGGTGCAACGGCATCTGACGCTACTATGTCTCCTACGACTCGTGTAGGCAACCGCACTCAGATTGCTCAGAAGACTATCAAGATTTCTGGCACTTTGCAGTCTGTCGATAAAGCAGGCCGCAAATCAGAAAAAGCCTATCAACTGGCTAAAGCATCGGCCGAAATTAAGCGGGACATGGAGACTTCCCTGTTGAGCAATCAAACTGCTGCCAATGGTGATTCCTCTACTGCTCGTAAATTGGGTGGTCTGCAAGCATGGTTGAACTCTAACTATGATGGTGGTACTGATGGTGTTGCTGGTGCTTCTGGCACTACTGCTCGTACAAACGGCACAAACCGCACCTTTACAGAAACCCTGTTGAAGACTGTTATCAAAGAAGTTTACGCTTCTGGTGGCAATCCTAAAGTGTTGATGGTCAACCCTGCTCACAAGCAATTGGTTTCAGCTTTTGCTGGTATCGCTGCACAGCGTTTCATGGCCCCATCGAACAGCCCTACCACAATCGTGGCCGCGGCCGATGTTTACATGAGCGACTTCGGAACTGTGAGCGTTGTTCCCAACCGCTTTATGACTTCTACCAATACTTGCGATGAAGTTGCGTATGTGCTTGACCCTGACATGGCTGCTGTAGCTTACTTGCGTCCTTTCCAGACCAACGAGTTGGCTGTAACTGGTGACAGCGAAAGCACACAGTTGTTGGCTGAGTACACATTGGAAGTTAAGAACGAAGCTGCTCACGGCATCATTGCTGACTTGACACCTTAATCTAAGGTAACCACTAAAAATGCCTCAGACTTAAACATCTGGGGCATTTTCTTTTCTACTCAAACTGATAGAATTAGGCTATGCAAAATCCTAACAATTTTCGTCAAAGTGCTGTCCATGCTGATGGTGAGGGCGGTATCGTTATTCAGACTCGTCAAGATGTTTCTGACATTGTTGAGCAGAATAAAAAAGAATATAACTCGTATGACGAGAGAGCAAGATGGTCAGACCAATTGTTTGGCAATAAGGTTGCGTCTATTCCTTTGACAGTCATTGATGACTTAAACAAAGCTGGAATTATGCGTGGCTATGCTGTTCTGGATGACAAGCGTTTTGCTGCTTGGTTAAATGACCCAATGAATCGTGCATGGCGCACTAGGACAGGAGTTGTATGAGTTTTGCTACCTACTCTGATTTGCAGACTTCAATAGCTAATTACTTGGCTAGGTCTGACCTGACAAGCATTATTCCAGACTTCATTACTCTGGCTGAGAATCGTTTGCGTAGAGAACTGCGTATTCGTCAGATGCTAAAGTCTGTAACAACTAGCACAGTTTCTGGTGATGCAACTGTAGAACTACCTAGCGACTTCTTAGAGATTCGTGACTTTGTTGTGATGACTAACCCAATTCAACCATTGAGTTACTCTAGCCCATCATCGTTATCTAATGACCTGAGAACATCAGAAGTTGGTGTTCCTTTGTCTTATACAATTCTTGCAAGTGAGTTTCAATTAGCACCTGCACCTGATGGTGTTTATACGCTAAAGATGCTCTACTTTGCTGCGCCTCCATACCTGTCAAGCAGTAACACATCTAACGTATTTCTAAATGTTGCACCTGATGGTTTGTTGTATGGCGCATTGGTTGAAGCAGAGCCTTACCTAATGAACGATGCTCGAATCAATACATGGGGTTCTATGTATGACAGAGCAATCACATCTCTCACCAAGTCTGATGAAGAAGGTCAATACTCTGGTGTTCCGTTAGCAATGAAATTAACTGCAAGGTGAAAATATGGCTGAAATGTCCAACTACTTAGAAAATGCTCTTATCAATGTGACGTTGAGAGCAACTGCTTACACAGCACCAACAACTGTGTACTTGGCACTTTATACAACTGACCCAACAGACGCTGATACTGGAACTGAGTGTTCTGGTACATCGTATGTTCGTCAGGCAATTACTTTTGGTGCGCCCTCCAATGGTGCTTCTACCAATTCTGCTGCTATTGAGTTTCCTCAAGCTGGCGGTTCATGGGGAACAATCACACACATTGGAATTCGTGATGCTTTGACTACAGGTAATTTACTGTATCACTCACCACTAGACGCTTCTAAAACGATTGCAACTGGCGATGTGTTCCGCATTGCTGTTGGTTCATTGAGCGTTACTTTGGCGTGAGATGGCTGACTTACTGCCTCCGTGGACGATTGACTCGCTAGACAATTTAAAGTCTAGCATTGATGACTTAACACTCACACTCGATAGTCCACTTTATATTACCTCAGTAACCCTATGGGATGCCTATGGGTCTGTAACTGCGTCTGCAAGCGTTGTAGCCAATGCTATAAGGGTTCAGAGTGGTAGTGGGGCGGTAGATGGTACAGCGACAGTAACTGCAGATGCAGTAAGGGTTCAGTTAGCTAGTGCAAGCATTGATTGCTCTGCTAGTATTACCTGTGATGCGACTAGGGTGCAGTTTGGCTCTGGTGCTATTGATGGTAATGCTACTGTTACCGCAGATGCTACTCGTGTCCAGTTTGCTAGTGGTAGCATAACTGGTAATGCTGATGTAACTGCCAATGGAACTCGTGTCCAGTTTGGTATTGCAGATATAACTGGAAACGCAACTGTTACGGCTCTTGGTGGAATCGTAGCAAATGCAGTAGCTTCTGTAACTGGTAACGCAACTGTAACTGCTGACGCTATCAGGGTTCAGTTTGGTAGTGGTGCAATTACTGGTGATGCAACAGTAGTAGCTAATGGTGGTTTAGTTGTTGGTGCTAGTGCAAGTATTACGGCTACGGCTGATGTAATAGCTAATGCTTCTGCAATTTATGCAGGTTTGGTATCTATCAATGGTATATCTTTGGTAACTGCTAAAGGTGTAATCCTTGGTGAGAACTGGACACCAGTACCACAAGACGATAACACTTGGACACCAGTTTCTACTGATAGCAATACTTGGACTACTGTTTCTGGTGACACAAACACATGGACTCCAGTATCTGCTAATGACAATACATGGACAATTCAGACGCAAGGAAGTAACACATGGCTACGACAAAACTAACTTTTGGTGAGTGGATGCCTGACCAACCTAGCGTGTCGGGTGCTTTGACTGACGCTAAGAACGTGGTTTCTTTGGCTATTGGTTATGGCCCATTCCCCACTCCTGTTACTTTTTCCTCTAGTAACGCTGCTGAGAATTTAACTTCTCTTTATGCTGCCAAAAAGCCTGATGGTAATACTGAGTTGTTTGCTGCTGGCGCATCTAAGATTTACACAGTAAGTGGCGTAGGCACGATAACGCAAGTTAAAACAGGAATGACAACTGGTGCTGCTGATAGGGTACGTTTTACTCAGTTTGGTAAGGTTGTAATCTCTGCAAACAATGCTGATAGATTACAGGCATGGACACTAGGAACATCTACATCCTTTGCTGATTTGTCAGCTACTGCGCCTATTGCTAAGTTTATTACTGTGGTGCGTGACTTTGTTGTTTGCGCTAATACGCTAGAAACTACTCAGCAACAATATCGTGTTCGTTGGTCAGCAATCAATGATGAGACAGATTGGACTGAGGATGTAAACACACAGTCTGATTATCAAGATATTCCTGATGGTGGACAGATTGTAGGAATCCGTGGTGGTGAGTTTGGTATTGTTCTTTTAGAACGAGCAATTCACAGAATGACCTATGTTGGTACACCTTTTATATTCCAGTTTGACAATATCTCTCGTGGTAAGGGGTGCATGGTATCTGGCTCTATTGCTCAGTACCAAGGTGTAACTTTCTTTTTGTCTGACGATGGTTTTTATGTGTGTGATGGTCAAAACGTAACAGCTATTGGTGCAGAAAAAGTAGATAGGTATTTCTTACAAGATGCCTCGGAATCTGACTATGGCTCTATGTCTGCTGCTGTTGACCCAATTCGCAAACTTGTAATCTGGAATTACAAATCTGTTAACGGAACTCGTAATCTAATAATTTATAACTTTAAGACACAGAAGTGGACTTATGGCGATGCAGGTACAGATTTCTTGGCAGAAGCATCTACATCATCTTTAACGCTTGAGAACTTGGATAGCATTAGCAATTCTATTGATGCGCTAACGACAAGTTTAGACTCTCAACTGTACGTTGGCGGTAAGTATTTCTTAGGCGGTACTTTAGCCACTCGTGTGATGACTTACACAGGTGCTAGTCAGACAGGCGTTATTGCTACTGGAGACTTGGACATTGGTGCTAACTCAGTAGTAACCCTAGCTAGACCTATTGTTGACAATGGCTCTGCAACTGTGGCTATTGCTTCTCGTACCCTGTTAAACCAAGGTGTTAATTTTAATACTGCGGTGGCTGCTAGTTCAGAGAATCGTGTACCACTTAGAAGCGCAGGTAGATATCACAGGCTAAAGGTTACTCCTACTGGTGACAATTGGGATAACGCTATCTCTGTGGATGTGGATGTAACTCCACAAGGGGTTCGCTGATGTTTAGAAGCCTACCTGCTTTTGGTGGTGACCAGAGGGCTGTGGCTGAAGTTGTCCGTGGCATCATGGACGGAAAGACCAATAACACAGGAACTTTGACGCTGGCAACTGGTGGGGCTTTAACTACCACTTTGACAGACCGAAGGATAGGCCCAGATAGCGTTATTATCTTTGTCCCTGCCTCTGCTGCTGCTAATGCTGACTATATGCCTTATGGGGCGTTTCAGAGCCTTGTTGACCAAACTGTTGCTACAGCAAATACCGCCTATGCGATGACTCTGGACACTACAGATTACTCAAATGGTATTACTTTAAGCAATAGTTCTAGGATGAACGTCAAAAACACAGGAATTTATAACTTTCAATGGTCTGGTCAGTTTGAAAATACGGACTCACAAGACCATGACGTTAGGGCTTGGATAAAAATTAACGGAACGAATCTTACTGGCTCAACAGGATTCTTTGCTGTACCTAGTAAACATGGCTCAGTTGATGGTCGTGGTTTAGTTGGATGGAATTATTATTTAAGCCTAAATGCAAATGATTATGTCGAGTTATGGTGGGAGACTGATAACGCCTTGGTAAGCCTCCAAGCCTATGCTGCTGGAACAAATTACCCATCTACAGCGTCTTTGATTACTACTATGAACTACATCTCTCCGTCAGCATTGACAAACATCTACGCCAGTTCCCAAGGACAGGGAACGGCTACGATTACCCACTTTGCCAATTCAACTGCAAATAAGACATATCGGTATGCAATTATTGGTTGATTTTGATTATTTATGTATAATGTATTCCGTGGATGACCCATCTCGGAATCCGAACTTTTAGGAGTAAAGATGGCTACTACTACCACATCCACAGTTGACCCAACAATTGCCCCATATTTAACGTATGGTTTGCAACAGGCATCTAACCTTTATGGTGCTGGTGGGCCACAATACTACACAGGCGAAACCTTTGTAGCACCCTCACAAACTACACAAGCTGGCGTTCAAGCCTTAGAAACTCGTGCTTTAGCAGGTAATCCTTTAACTGGACTTGCTCAACAACAGTTACAGGGAACTTTAGGCGGTGCTTATCTAGGTGGTAATCCATTCTTTCAAGGTGCATTTGCCCCTGCTGCACAAGCTGCTCAGTCTCAGTTCCAGAACACAATGGGCGACATTAGTTCTAAAGCAAGCCTAGCAGGGCGTTATGGCTCTGGTGCTATGGGTAACCTACAAGACAGGGCTTCTGGTCAATATGCACAAGCATTGACTAACACAGCAGGTCAACTGGCTTACCAGAACTATGAAGCAGAGCGTCAGCGTCAGCAACAAGCTATTGGGGCTGCGCCAGCATTGGCTCAAGCTGATTACCAAGACATTAACCAGTTATTGCAAGCTGGTCAATTGCGTGAAGGTTACCAAGGTCAACAGTTAGGCGCAGATATTCAGCGTTTCAACTTCTTGCAAAACCAACCACAACAAAACTTGCAAAACTATATGTCATTGGTATATGGCAACCCATTAGGACGAGTAGGAACATCTACAGCGTCTGGTTCTGCTGACACATCTACCTTGCAAAAGGTATTGGGTACTGCTGCTACTGGTGCTGCTATTTACAAGAATCTAGGTTCTCCTAACCTGAGTTACATCAATCCATTTAGTTCAAGTTTCCTTGGTGGTAATGCGCCTAATATGGGAACTATTGACGCTAATTACCCTGCTCTTGGCTCTAACTGGTGGGATTAAACATGGCTGGACTATTAGACATTTTTGGAACTAGCGGTGCAGACACAATGAGTCTGTTGGGTATGTCACAGGCTGACATTGCTCGTAATCGTGACGATGCACAAGCACAAGCCTTGTATGCCTTAGCAGGGCGTTTATTCCAAGGTGGGAATACTGGTCAATCTATTGTTGAGGGATTGCAACAAGGGCAGAAAGCCTATCGTGGTGGTATGCAAGAAACCTTGCAAAACCAATTGCAAAATGCTCAATTGCAAGAATTGCTTAAAAAGCGTCAGTTAGAGCAACAAGCATTGATGCGTCAGCAAGCTGTTGAGCAAGAAATTACCAGAGCATATCGTCCTGAGACTTTTGCTGAGACGCCATTGACAAACATGATGGGTCAAGAGATTGCAGGGCCTAACCAACCACAGGCTGCTGGTCTTGGTATGGCTGCATTAGCACCTAAGTTAATGGCTACTCCTGAAGGCAGAAAAGCCCTCAAAGATATGCAACCAGAGTATAAAGAAGTTAATGGTGCGCTTTACGAAATCTCGGCTGGTATGGCCCCAAGGTTAGTGGCAGGTTCTAAGAAGCGAGATACTGTAACTGTCGGTAATGTTGTTCTTGATAAAGACAATATGAGTGTTCTTTATACAGCACCTGA